GCTAAGTGAATACCTGAATTATCATAATCAAATAAAGTAATTATAGTTTTAAATCTATGTTTAAGCTCAGACATAACACTTTCTTTAATTAATATACTTTCAGATTGGGGAGCAATTGCTGTTATTCCTAGTTCATAAAAAGACATACAATCTTTAAGAGCCTTAGTTATTATTAATAAATCACCAGTTTTAGGCATTTGATCCCAACCTTGTATTATACTTTTATCAGGGCTATACCAATTGTACTTTTCATCATAAGGTCTGTATATCTTATAAGTATCTCTTTCATCCTTAATAAATTTATAAGAATAAATAGGATTATTCAAACTTTCAAACCAGGTATAACTATAATCTTCTTTATCAAAATCTACCTGACTACAGGGATAGACATTAAATTTTAACAAAGTTGTTAACTTTATACCATATTGTATCCAATAATTATAATCTGATATATTAAAATATCTGAATTTTGGATTTAAGGCTATTTTAACGTGTTTTAAGACGCTTTCAGGTTTTACATAATAATTTATATTACTTAATCCTAAATCATCGTCTAAAAGCGTTAAAACAGCTTTAAAATCCAAACCATACTTCTGTTGAATATAACTAAAACAATTAAAACATTGTTTTGTACTAAAATCATAATAAATAAGACCTCCAAACCTATTATAGGATATTGCAGCTGATGGATTTCTATCCTTTCTAAGTTCTGAACAGAAAGCTCTGTTTATCCCCTTAAAATTACTGCAATATTTTTTGAAAATTTCATATTCACTGATTTTAGCTAATATATCATCAGTTGTAAGATGTTTCCTTACTTTAATATCAGAACCTTTAAAATAAAAAGAGGGGCTAACAATTAAGTCAGCCCCAATTCCTTTTATCATATTTTATTATTTATTATTGTTTTAGAAAGGTAAGCCAGAATCATCCAATGTCAAAATTGGATCAGATGTCACACTAAAACCTACGGGAAGCATTTTAATATCTCTCATTGGATCAAAAGTAAGTTTTGTCTGAGAAATAGGAATATTTATTGATTCAAAAGCATCTGACATTTCAGATTTAATAAATTTACCACCATCTTTTTTTTCAATTTCTTTACCTTTAGCTTTTCCACGATATTTTGCACCCATGAAAAGAGCACCTGTTTTTTGTGCAAACTCATCTTGTGAAGTAGCATTAATTGCATTATATTCAGCTTCCTTACCAAGCATAATTGCTTTTTTCTTCATTGATTCTGCTGATACACTTAAAGCAGATTTAGTTTTACCAGGACTTACAGTACTATTTAACCAGTATTGTCTTGCTACTTGTTCTCCTGCTGGGGTGGTGTTAGTTTCTTCAATAAACATACTACCATTAGTAGCTTTTTTTAATTCCCAGTTTGTAATCTGAAAGTCATAAACTCCAGGTTTAGCATATTGAACCCTATCTCCTGAACCTTCTGGTTTTGTAATAACTACTTCTGACGCTTTAAAATTAAATGTATTTTCCATATATATTTTTTGTTTTATTTTATTTTATATTATTTATTAAGATACAAATTCAATGATTTTATCATAAATCTGTTGTGAATCATTTGTTATATTATAAGTTTCTTCTCCAAAAATAGCTGGGGGACATTTAGACGAAGATCTTTCTTGTACAAGATCAAATGTATAGTCTGGTTTACCTTTATCATTGAATTTTTGTTCTGCATACATTACTACAGTAAACTCTTTTTCAATTAAACCTTCCCACTCCTTACCTTTAACTCTACATCTTTTTTCTTGAGCTCCTTCTATTCCAAGAATCTCATAATGCCCTGTAATAAAGACTTCTTTTGGTACTCTTTTAATCATAAATAAAAGTTTACCAATTTCTTCATTATAAGCATTCCAAATATCAAATCCTTTATATCTTTTTCTGCAGTCAGCTAATAGTAATTCTACATAAGCAGAAAAACTATCAAAAACTATAGTTTTGATTTCAGAATTTTTTGCATACTCAATCAGAGCATTAAATGCATCTGCATAAGTTGTACATCTTGTATGAAACTTAAATTTGTTCTTAAAAGGTAAAGGTTTATTTTCTACATTAATAAAACCTGTTGTATCAGGATTCATATTTCTAAAACTATAAGTCTTACCTTTACCTGATTGACCTAATTGTAAAATTTTGTAATAATCTCTTGTTGTTTCCATTGTTTTAGCCATAATTGGCTCTTTCATCACTCCCGTTTCACTCATTAATTAGATTTTTTTTTCTAAAATTTTTCTATAAATATCATCACTCATATCACCTGGTTTAGGTAATTCAGCAAATTGATTAACAGCACCATTAAAATATAATGGCACACTTATAAATCCTGTTCCTCTACGATTTAAAATTATTGATAACTCCCTGAAATTATCTCCTAATTTTGTAATATCATAACCTTCCCATTGATTTATGCTGTATCTATGTGGTGCAAAAAGTCCCAACATAATATCCACATCACGGCTGGTAAGCTTACAATCACCTAATCCAGAAGCTGAAGGCATTAATTTGTCTTCAATTGATTCTCCCTTATAAGTATATTGTTGTTGTTCAGTCATTGCTGCTTGTTGTTGGATATTTACTGGTATATAATTCCATCTATTTCTCATCTTAATGCAATAATTAGATGAGAAAGTACTCATTGCTTCATGTAAGGATTTACCACTTTCTGGTTGTAATAAGCTTAAATGGTCTGTTATAATAACAACATACTCATTTGGATCATCTGGTTGATACCTATCTAAAGTTTTAATAACCTCAAGATTTCCACTGTCAATATATTCGTGAGGTATGTTTTTACCATCTTTACTTATATATTTACCATGTGAATTGGCATAATCTCTGATATACTTATAAATACCAAAAGGGTTCCTTATTTCATCAACAAAAGTAATTATAGACTCAAAATCCTTAAAGAATTCTTCATATTCCTCTATTTGCTTTTCAACAGAGTCTTCAAGAATATACCCCTCAAATAATGAATCCATTTTTTCTGGACTTACAATACTTTTTGTATCACGATACAGTTTATGTGAAATAACAGATTTTATTTTCTCTTCTTTTCTCATCTCTAATGAAAAATAGAAAATCTTTAATTTAATATTAGATTTATTCTGTTTTAAATAGAAATAAGGCTCATAAAGAAATAAAAAATCTGCTAATTGTGTTTTTCCGACTTTTTGATTAGCCGAAACTAAATAGTATCTACCTTGTTGTATTCCTGGTATTACAGAACTAAATCTTTTTAATGACCAAGGTATACAATTAGGGTTACCACTTAATCTATTTTGCTTATTTTCCTTTATACCATGTAATACTCTTTTAAACGTTTCACTCATTAAATCATTTGCTTATTAGATTTATAACTAATTTCTTCATCTTCAAGATAAGCCTCCCAACCTTTATTTCTAAGATAGACTATAAGTCCAGTCATAAATATAAGGTCGTCTGATCTTTTCTTTTCTTCAACTTCTTTTCTAATAGCTTTAATAATTTGATTGTGTAGTTCTAAATTAACTTCATTATTACTTGCTATAAATTTTTTGTAAACTATTCTACAATTGTCTTTTTCAGTTTGTAGTCTTCTTTTCTTAAATCCCTTAGTTACTACTTTAGGATATTCTTTAGTTATTTCTTCAAATAGTTTGTTAAAATCAACTTCTGTTTGATTACCAATAAACAGTTGTTTTGTCTTTTCAGTAGTTATAACATTACTAGGGATATACTTTAATTCTATATCTTCTAATGCTATATAACCTTCCTGTAAGAGCTTTTCAAAGGTGGAGATAGGTACTTTACCAACAGATTTTAAATAGGTCATTAGAGAACGAGAATCTCTAACATATAACATATACAGGATTAAGTATATGTTTGCATCTAGTTTAATTTCTGATAGTAATTCTGTATTAATTTCTATCTTCATTTATTTTTTTTATTAAAAGCAGTTTCTAATATTATTATAGTCCTAATAAACTGTTAAATTTGGGACTTTATGAAAGGAACAACCTATGAACTGATAAATTTTACCAATTCACTTGGTTTTATTAATCTACTCTACCCAATTAAGGATGCTGTTTCAAAAAGCGCTACTTATTGCTTTATGATGGCTTACCACTATTGCAGATAATACATTTATAAAGTATTGTAAAATTCGTGCTATTTTCTACGGATAGATTTAATAGAGTTTACACATTTTATAATATACTTATAGCCTTAATTTTCTAACTTTGATTAACATTACTACTCTCTTTAGTACTTATCTTACAGGCCATTATGAACGAGGTTCGTTGGAAAGTAATTGTTCAAAGATTGTTCCGTGAGTTTAATTGATTTTTATTTACATTGTTATTAATTCTTTACTTTTAATTTCACTAAATTGAAGTTCTCTTTGTTCTTGTTTATCAGGTTTATGGTTATTAAGATATAATTCAATAGCTACAGGACATACCATACGTACTGTACCTTTTAATGATATATTATTTACCTTATTAACTTTAGCTGATAATAATCTTGCCTCAAGTTTTTTACGTTTATTTTTACTTGGTAGATTACCACATAACACATTAAGCTCTTTTACATCTCTAATAACTGATAAATATGTAGCTTTAACACGTCTTTTATAAGACACCAAATCATCAAAAGTTATAAAACATTTTTCATTTGGTTTTGTCCATTTAACAATACTTAAAATATTAGGATGTTCTGATTGTTTTGCGTTTGGATCTATAAAATAAGTAGTACCAGATATAGGATTAATAAAGTTAAACATATGATAATTTGATTCCTTTAATTTAAGAAATTTTTCATCAACATTAACAACTGTTACTTTTACTTGTTCTTCTCCAATTGTTTTGATTATTTCTGAATAACCAGGAACATCATCATTATTATCAAGAAATTTAATATTTGGTTTTAAAGAACAAGTTTCTACACTATTAAAATCTAGTTTTGATTCTAAATAACTTGCACGTTTAACTGGTAAGTTAGATCCTACACCTCCCCTATCACTATGTCTTGTATTCTTATAGCAACTATTAGAATGGTAGTAACCACCTTCAGCTTCCTCATAATGTCCCATCATAATCATTCCAATATCTGGAAAAATAAATGTTAGTTTATTATAAGAAAGATCAGTAAGTTCTGCATAGTGTTTATCATAAAATCCCTGTGGATTTTCTTTAAGTTTAGCTAATAAATGTGGATTTGAAAGATAAATATGAATCCAATGAACTGTATCATTATATTCTTTATCTATCCCCTCACCATATTTACTAGCAAACATACCATTGTGAGCAACTACAGGTTTATCTGTAAATCCCTGCATCATTGTAATACTTTCAAAATCAAAGTCTACAACAAAAGGATGAGTATTTTTAAATACATCTTTACCTGATGTGGCAATTCTGTGATGAATAACTAACTCATCTTTATCACCAAGTTTAGCTGATTTTATATCATCAATCATTGTTTCAACATCAAAATATCCTTTTGATAGATAAATTTTAGTTTCCTTATCTTTTTTCCACGCATAACCAGAACCCATACTATTAGTATAAGCTCCGTTTCTGATCCACTGATATAATTCTTCAGTATCTTTCTTAGTTCCTTTAGGACAGGCTGAAATTATACACATACAAATCCTTTTTCATTATTTTCGTTTTTCAATTCTATAATGCTTTTATTTTTTTCTGATTTTGTTTCATATTCTTTAGCTTCTGATATATCTAAAGTAAATAATAATTTACGTTCTTCAATATATTGTACAAGAGATTTACCCATTTTAGGATAAGCTTTATACATAATATCAGAAAGTTTAATATCACTATTTATTTCAGATTTACAATTTTCAACAAACCACATCACCCCCATAAATATAAGCAACCAATTCCTGGTTTTTGTATAATTTAATGTGGCTGAATGTAATCTTATTTCCCAAGTTCTTGAAGTATCTTTTTGTTTTTTATTTTCAAAGTATACATCTCTGGTGTTAAACATTGCTGGTATAAAATTAACCCAAGAATATCTTGGTGTAGAATGGTTATAACCACATTTAGCTCCCATAGGGTGGTTATTTCTTCTTGATCTTAGTTTAGTACCTTTAACAGATAAAAAGTCATATAAAGCATTATAATCAGTATCTATATTGATTTTATACTCTTCTTTTGACTGTGTTTTTAAATCATGTTTAAATACAAACTTTTCAAGTTTTCTACAATAGCTATTGTGTCTTCTAGTATTTGGCACCATTTCGTAAATCTCATCTTCAATAAAACATGATATTTTATATAAAAATAATAAGTTTTCTTTATTAAAATCCATTCCACCTATATGAATATGTGTAGAACAGTATTTATCAAGTAAAGCTTTCTGACTTAAAAGATTACAAATTTCTTGCAAATGTCTAAAACCATTATCACCATGTAATACTCCTGTAACTATTTCTGGTCCACCCGAACCAGCATTCATAGAACCATCTCTTACACAACTAACATTATAATTTTTAGCTTTATAAAGAGGTAACCACAAGTTAGCTGCTTCAAACTCAACACCAAATGTATATTGTTTACCTTCAGATAATAAAAAAGACTGTGAATGAATACCGAATTTTTTAGATATGTCTGCAGAATGGCTATCAGGATTATAAATAAAAGTATTTTTATAAATAAAATGTTCATGATTACCCCTCATTGTAGTTTTTTCATTTGGTTTAAACCATATTCCCTGAGTTTTATCTTCAACATAACCTAATTCAGTAGCTATTTCTTCAGATTTAATATACATTAAACAGGCCATCTTACTAAAAAATATAACAGGTGCTGCACCTTGAGTTATATTATAATGTGTAATACCAATTGATACACCATCATCAAGTAATACTTTTGTTGATGGTTTTTTTATAGCTTGTACATCATAAGAACTTTCAACATTATCTACAGCATCAAAATATTTAACTATCTGTGATTCATGTTTTAATTTTTTTGAATGTACATATGATAATAAAGCATTAAACTCTGGCAAATTACTTGGGACATATGTAATAGGTGAATTTTCATGTGTTAAATCGCTAATATCTGGTAATATTACTATTGCATCATCTATTATTGTAGGATTTAAATCCGTTGCATTAGTTGGCATGTTCCTCCTTATTTAAAACTTTTTCTGTATTATTTACTTCTTCTGTTTCCCATTGTTCTTTAAAAGCCTCAAAATAATCAAATAATAATTCATCTATAGTAAGCATCATTTGTTCATTAAGACCAAATAAATCTAAATCATTTTTTGCGTCAGCATAACTTTTATGTAAAAATGTAGACATTTTATCATTAAGATCTTCTCTAAATTCTAATACTTGACTTTCTGGAATATGATATTCTAATTCTTCTGTATTATCTTCATCATCAGCAGCTTCAACAGAATTATATTTTTCAATATTTTTTTCCCTTTCTGAATAACCATAAGATGCATTATGAAAAAAGATATTAGACGCTTCTTCTTCTTCTTTTTCGTTATTAACAATTTTTAATTTAGTAGTAGTAGTATTGTATTTACTAAAATCAAAATCTTTAAAATAATTTAAAAATAAAAGTTTTTCGTCTACTTTTCTGTTTACATTAGCTCCACATAAAGGTATTACTAAATTTGGTTCTAAACAGTGATAAAAAATACTTGGAACCATTTTTTCAGGTTTACAAAAAAATGTATTATCTGAAGAAGACTTAAATTGCCCAATCCATGCTATAGAGCCTTTTAAATAATGGTGATAGTCTTCTAATAAATTTTCATTTTCAAGCAATAATTCTTCAGTAAAAACTCCCCAATAATAAACATTTGTTGTGCTTTTGTTAAAGAAACAATTTTGTGTAATTATTGTATTATCTACAAAAAAATCACCTAATAACTTACCATTTTTAAATATGGTAATCATATGAGATGAATATAAATAACTTTCATGTTCTAATCCATTATATTTAAATAAAACAAAATCTTCATCTAAAATATCTAAATCAATTGCTCCTCTGTAATAAGCTTCTTTATAAATTTTAACAAATTTATTAGTAAATCTACCCCAGTAACCCTTAAAACTTTGTATATTAACAGTTTTAGGTACATTAATAATAGGTATAGGTTTAACAGCTTTTTTAATCTTTATATCACAAGATATTACATTACTGCCTTCAATTTTATAAAGCTCTTCTTCTTTAAATTCTTCTATTTTTGTACAAGAAATCATTTCAAGAGATTCTTTAATTGAAGATATATATACACCTTTATCTATAAAACCATAATATAATGGTCTTTCATCATTACGATATATATATAAACTACCAGTTTTTTTATAATACCATACAAGAGCCATTGACCCTATAATTTTAGCTATGTTCTTAGGTTCTAATGTTTTGTTTAATATAGCAAATAAAGCTTCACTATCAACATTATAATCTGCTGAAGATAATTCAAATTCAGGTAATATTGACCATATATTATCTAATGTACCATTGTGTAAACCAATTAAATGTTCAAAATCAAAAGGATGAGCATTTTTTAAAATGTTATATCCCGATGTTTTAGACCTTACATGGCCCATGAACTGTTTTTCTGGCTCAAAATCCATTTTATTTAAAAAGACTTTAGCTTCAGTGATATTCTTGACTACACCTAAAAAAGGTGTAAAAATTCCAGTAGAATCTTTACCTCTCTCTGTTGCATTCCATAGCATCAAAAGCTTAATCTTATCAGGGTTGAAACTATCTTCACCTGAATATGCTACTATTCCACACATATTAAGTTATATTGGTTTATTAGTTGTTGAGCTAATTCTTTATTTTGTGTATTAATACACTCTACTATTTTTTTGCCTGTTTTTTTATCTATAGTATTATTTGAATTAATAAAATTAATCATTAGTTGTAATTGATCATAGACCCAACCAATAAGTTCATTATTATGAATCCAGAAATTACTTAAGCATCTAGCCTCACATCCAAAAGATGTAAATCTAAATTCTCCAGCACGACCATATAATTTTCTTCTATTTGTATCAGTATCAATTAAAATACTTGGTACAGTTAAAAATAAATCAAAAGCTTTAATAATTTCTATAGAAGTTTCCATAGTTGGATTATTATAACCTAGATGGACATGACCTCCTACTGATCTCCAGTTAGATTTCCCATCTGGGGAACCATTTACAGACTCTGTCCAAGCACAAAATGAGGCGCTACAGCCTAATATTCTAGCTTCTGGTGGTAAGTGCTTATCTAAAATTTCTTCAGACACTTTTTTACTAATTACTAACCCTTTAGGTTTAGCAATAGTACTAGTAGTATAATCTTTAATAAAAGTAATATTATTGATTAACTCTTCTTTAGTTTTTGATGGTGGTAAATTATATTCTAAAGCAATACCATCAATTTGAATTGCGTGACCATCTTTACTTATAAGTTCAGGTTTTTCTTTTGTACCAGAACAAAATCCGATACAAGAGACTACTTCTCCATTAGGAGTTTCCAAGAATAATTCTGGGTCTGAGCCTATTGTTAAATTTTCAATTTTCATATTAAATTATAAATTTTTCTATTGCTTTTTTTATTAATACTTTAGGTATTTCAATTAAGTATTTTTCAGTAGTTACCAAGCCAAATGATGGGGCACTACAACTTTCTAAAATAATCCATTTAGGATTAGTTCTTCTTGTACCTTTAGAAGTTTTATTAGATTGTACTTTAACATCAAAAGCAAGTATATCTGCTTTCATTGCATTCATTGCTTTTAAACAATCTTCAACTATATCATTCCAGTTGTCTGGTTTATCAAACATTGGATTTGTTTCTAAAATCCATGAGCAATTTTCATCATGGCGTTGTTTTCTTTCTGCTTCAGGTGTGTCATTTTTTAACATTTTTCTACAAGTATAGAAGCAATGTCCTAACATACTTACATGAAGACGGTATTCTACATTAAAATTATAGTATTTTTCAATAATATAATTAGACAATGTTTTACCAGGAATCCATGCTGTAAGTTCTGCTTGTGAACTAATATAATAATTAGATTCACCTCTTGAACCATGAATATGTTTAACTATTACAGGGTAAGGCAATTCAGAAATATCTGTGTCTGCAAATAAAAACATATCAGCTGTTTTACAATCTGCATCTTTAAGAATTTGCTGAGTAAGTCTTTTATTACCACTCTTCATAGCTACATCAACTGTATTTAATTCAACTACTTTTGCTTTCTGTGAAGATGTTTTTCTAGGAAAAGCATCATCTATAGTTGTAGTTGAACCTAATCTTACAATAGATCTAAACGGTAATAGGCTCAGATTTCTTTTTAACCCTGCGTGTGATGGGTGCTTTGTTCTTATTTTTGGGCGAAATGCTGTTAGTTTTTTCTTTTTCAATTTTGATAATACGATCATCTATTTGTTGTTTAAATTTTAATTGTTTTTTAAATGTAGTAGATATTCCCGAATCATTGTGAATACTTTCTGAACTATATTCAAAATCTTCGTAAGTCTTTTCAGGTACTGGTATTTCACCATAATATAATAATGAAAACAAGTTTTGTGAAGACTTAATTAAGTAAATACTATCACAAGATACTGATTTACTATTTATAAATAGCTTATCTAACATAGTATTAAAATTATAATCAGGAAATTCTTTTACATCTAATTCAATAATAGCTCTACATAAAGTAAAATAAAAACTGACAAGATAAGGATATTTAACCCATTCTATAGGTATATTTAATATAAATCCTTCTGGATTATCAGTATATTCTGTTGATTCTGCTATATTACAATAATTTACTGTAGTTAAAGTTTTAAATTTTAGATTTTTTTCTAAATTATTAAAAATAGAAATAATAATATCAGCTTTATCTTTTATTGGGACTTTAAAACCATAATTTTTATAATAGACAGATTCAAAACAACATATCCTTAATGTGTCTACATCTTTAAATAACCCTTGATATGTCCAAGGTAACCCATAAATAGGGTTAATCATACTTATAGTACTAAGTTCAACTTTACATATTTCTTGAAAATAATCTTTACACATAAAAGGTGCGTGTAAACTATTATTGTTTTTATCTATTAATAAAAAATAGTTAATTTTAGATAGTTGTAAAAGTTTGTAATCGTACTTCTTTATTTTTACTGTTTGTATTTTCGACATTATTTATTAAATTTTGTTCTTCAACTTTACCATTATATAAATATAATTCACAATTTTTATTACCTACTATTTTCATTAGTGGTATAAAATCTGAATGTTCAATTACCCCTTTAATATAATCATATAAAGTATCAGATACTTCTATAAGATCACCATTAATATGATCTTCTTGTTTTTCTGTATATTTACATGCAACCCAATTATGAAAGGTATCATCTTCAGGATCTTTTACTTTATAAAGTTTAAAACCATTTAAACCTATTGTTGAAACATAATTAATCTGATTAGACCACAATAAATTATGTTTTAACTCTTGGTACCAGGACTCACCTAATCTAAGTGATCCATAAGCTATTATATAGTTCATATTACTTTAAAATGTTTAGTTCTTATTTTATATGTGTTCATAGATCTATCTATTATTTCAACTACTATTGGTTTTTTATTATATTGACAACTTGTTATAATTCTACATACAGAGTATTTTTCATTACTAACAAGGTTTCTGTAACCTCTAATATGTTTTTCACTTTTAGGTTTTACTATACTGCCATTTTTAAAAGACCTATCTTTAGGCATAGTATAATTATCAAAATCTGGTATACAAAATTCAAGGTCTTCTTCACAGAATTTAATATAACCATTTTTTTCTTTACTAAAAATCATAAAAGTATGTCCTAAATAACCTTTTTTAGGTTTATCTTCTATACCTTCATAAGTATATTTATTTGTTTTAGTGCCTAATAAAGACTCTTTATAACTTCTAAAACCATGTACTTTTGATGATAAATCACAACTTTTAATTTTAATCTGTATATTAGGGCTTAAAATATTTCTTACAAAAGAAGTATCTTTTATTTTTTGTTCAAGTGTTTTACATCCATTAGAATCAAAAAACTTACTTTGCATTAAAGGTGACCAGCTTTTTTTTTCTTTACTAAGTATATATAAACCACCAACTTTATTACTAACTATAAAATCGTTATAATAAATACTTATTTTTAATTCTGTTAATCTCATTTTAATTAATTATTTACTCCAACAATCTGTAATTGTTATATCTACCTCCATTCTAACTTTGGTAACATATTTATTACCACAATCTATCATTATTTTAGCCATATCTTTAGAAAATTGATCTGCTAAATCTTCTTTTACTTCTACATCTATAGCATCATGCACTGTACATATTAAATATGCTACATCTAATGTATAGTTTGAATTATATTTTTTTATAAGGTTTCTTATCTCTATAAGAGCCTCTTTAGTAATATCTGCTCCAGAACCCTGTATTGGGGAATTTCCACCATTTCTTTCAACTTGACCTTCAATAGTTAGTATTTGTTTCCATAATGCTTTAGCTTCTAAACTACCTTTTTCATATTTATCAATATTTTTACGTAAGTTTTTAGCTTCTTGCATTTCAGGATACCATCTTCTTCTTTTACAAGGAGAAAAAGTAACAGAATACATATTTTTTTTAGCAAGTTGAGATTGTTTTTTTAGCCAATTGTTTAATACTGGAAAAGCTTTACCATACTCCTCAAAAAGATTATTTGCTTCTTCAAGTGATATACTTAATGTATCAGCTAATTTAGGTGGTCCCATACCATATGGTTTACCAAAATTAATTGTTTTAGCTTTATTACGTAAATCTTTATCAGCTTTAGTAATAGTTTTTTTAAACATCATAGAGCCTGCATAACAATGCAAATCCTCACCCCTGTTTAAAACATCAATAAAACCCTCTTCTCCACTAGCATCAGCCATTAATCTTAATTCCTGACCTGAATAATCAATAGAAACCCATTTAAAACCTTTTTTAACTTTAAAACAGTTTCTGAATTTATTATCAGCTGGAATATTCTGTAGATTAGGAGCATTATCAAATTTACTACCACTACTAACTCTACCAGTAGCTAATACAGACCAAAAAGATGTATGTACTTTACCAGTAGTTTTATTAATATATTTAAGAAAACCTTCTCCATAAGTAGAGATTACCTTACTTAACTCACGAAAGTTGATTAAAGAGGCAAAAAAAGGGTGTTTTGAGGCTATTTTCTGTAGTTCCCTGTCTCCAGTAGATTCTAAGTTATAACCTAGGTGTTTAAATATAGTTTCCATTTGTTTTGGAGAGCTATAATTAATTTTAAGTTCCCTTTCTTTAAAATCAAACAAATTAGTTTGAATTACTTTAGGTTTATATATAGAACTTAATATAGAATCAGTTATTATTATATTATCTAATAATATTTGAGTATCATCAAGTTCTTTTTGAGTTTTTGATGTATTATATTCCCATTGACTTGCATCAAGATACATACCATTATATTCAATATCTGCTAAAGCTTTAAAAGCTTCATTTTCAAGATTAACACAATATGTTAAATCATATTCTTTAATTAATTCTTCTTGTTTATTTTTTATAAGACTTAAATATGCTACATCTAATGCTGCATATTCAATTTGTTTGGCTGTAAATGGTTGCCCTTCTAATTTAAAAAATTCTTGTCTTGTAGTTTTGTCTAAATTAATATCTAAATACCTTTTACATAGATTGTTTAAAGCATATCCAAATTTTTCATAGCCACAATAAATAACACATTCTGCAAGCATTGTATCATACACATGTTCTATAATAATATTTGCTTTTTTAAAGAATTTATAATCAAATTTTGCATTATGTAATATAAGATTTTTATTTTCAAGAAGTTCTTTAAATAATAATATATCAATAAACCTTACATCTATTACATATTGATTAAATGTATCACCTAGTTGAAGGGAAAAAATCTTCTTAGTATGAGGATCTTTTCCCCCAGTTTCAGTATCTACTTCTATCCAATCTTTATCTTTAAAGTAATTTAAACAAGTTTCTACATCACATGTTTTATAAAGAATGCTATTTTCAACTAATTCATTATTACCTATAAAATATATCATGCTTTCATTAAATTAGTATAAGCAATATAATCTTCTTCTGAAAGAATTTCTTTACCTTTTTCTTTCATTAATTCAATAATTTGTTTATATAGATTTTGTTTTTCTATATCTTTTTTTTGTGCTACTTTATTATTTAATATTATTTTATCCCAAGATTCAATGTCTTTTTGAAGCTTTTCAATTCTTTTTATATAATTTTCAATAGTATTGCTTGTATATAATAAAGGATAAGCAATATCCATAGAGTATATATTATTACCTATATCTGATCCAGGACTATCACAACCAAATAGTTTAAGGTCATAAGAATAGTTAGGTAAAAACTCAGATTTTTCAATAGTTATATCTGCAGTTTCAGGTATTGTAAGGTAATTATGATAAGAATGGCTATTATGATTATCAATAATAAAAAATTTATAACCTTTTAATTCTTTTTTTAAAATATCTTTTACTCTATTTAAATGACCATGAGTAAGAATTTCTACGTCAAGTCTTTCTAATATAAAATCTCTTAATGTGGTTTGCTCGCTCATTTTTCTGTTATTTTATCTTGAATATTATTTTTAGCTGTATTAACAGCATCTTCAATCTTGTAATTTAAAGCCATTTGTAGGGCTTTAGAGCGTATATAACCTATATGCTTACCATTTTGTACTAATCTAGCAAACCTACTTAAAACAGGATAAGATTTAGTTATAAACCTATTAAAAGAAGCTCTAAATAAATTAATCCTGTGTTTTAACTCTTTAGCTCTGCCTTCAATCTTTTTATGTTTATTGTAATTTGTTGCTTTATTTTGTGTCATATTAAGGTTTAAGGTTTTTAGTTATATTTATAGCTTTATAAATACCATCTAAAAGATCTTCATAAGCTATATCATTAAAAGTATACTTAGTAAGCTCTTTTAAAAGTCTGTTTTTAAAATCTTCAACACCTTCTAAATAAGCATGTTCTCCACGTATATTACTCCTTTTTAAAGCTTGGTTTTTCCAACTATTTATTTTTGTAGTTATCTGTTTTTCTAATGGACCGCAGTCGCAAGTTATGGTGTGCCCACAATAGCATTTAATTTCTGTCATATTAGTCTTGTTTCTTTAGTGAGTTGATAAGTTCTTTTGCAAGCAATACTATACTATTTATTTGTTGAGCCATATCTTGTTGGCATTGATTATAACCTTCAAAATAAGCATCTTCATTGTAGGGTTGTTTATCCCAATATTTTTTAGCTAACTGCTCTATTTCTTCTTGTGTTTTCATATTTTAAATATATTTCCGTGACTACTTAATTTCCCAAATTTACCATCAGTCACTACACTTCCATTACTATAAATTATATCATGATTTGATAGTTTCATTGTTCCAGCATTGATAATGTCATCATTGTTGTGAATGTGTCCAAACAAACATAGTTTAGGTTTTAAAAGATACATACGTTTTCTTAATGCCTCATCACCAC